AAGATTTAAGCAAACGGCTAATGAAATTGTAGCACAGCTAGGTAAAGGTTCTGGCAAAGACTACTGTTCAACTATTGCAGTGGCATATATTGTATACCTATTGCTTTGTTTAAAAGATCCAGCTACATATTATGGTAAGCCACCAGGAGATGCCATAGATATATTAAATATTGCTATTAACGCACAACAGGCAAACAATGTTTTTTTTAAAGGCTTTAAAACTCGTATTGAAAGGTCTCCGTGGTTTGTTGGAAAGTATTTAGACAAAGCTTCTGAAATTAAATTTGATAAGTCTATAACAGTACACTCAGGTCACTCAGAAAGAGAAGCTTGGGAAGGATATAACGTTATAGTGGTTATCCTAGACGAGATATCAGGATTTGCCACAGAAAATACAACTGGACATGACCAAGCTAAGACTGCCGATGCCATATATGATATGTATAGAGGATCAGTTGTTTCCCGTTTTCCAGATTATGGCAAAGTCATACTTTTGTCGTTCCCAAGATTTAAAAATGATCCTATTCAAAAATTTTACGACTCAGTTGTGGCTGAAAAAGAAACGGTTATTAGAAATAAAAGATTAAAGATGGACGAAGACCTACCAGATGGAACAGAGGGCAATGAGATAACCATAGAATGGGAAGAGGACCATATAATTTCTTACAAGATACCAAAAGTATATGCTCTTAAAAGGCCTACATGGGATATAAATCCTACAAAAAAAATAGAAGATTTTAAAGTAGAATTCTATAAGAATATGCCAGATGCTCTTTCAAGATTTGCTTGCATGCCATCAGATGCAGTAGATGCATTTTTCAAATCCCGTGAAAAAATTGAAAAAGCATTTAATAAAACTTATAGAGCAGTAGACAGTTTTGGTAGATTTGAAGAATGGTTTAAGCCAGAAGACGATAAAAAATATTTTATTCATGTTGACTTAGCGCAAAAGCACGACCATTGTGCAGTATCTTTAGCGCATGTTGATAGATGGGTTAATATAAAAGTAACAGATACATATTCTCAACCAGCTCCAATAGTTGTCGTAGATGCAGTTAGATATTGGACCCCAACTCCAGATAAATCTGTAGACTTTACAGAAGTTAAAGATTATATAATTGCATTAAAGTCTAAAGGATTTAATATATCTGTATGCACATTTGACCGATGGAATTCTCATGACATGATGCAACAATTAAAAGCTTACGGTATTAATACTGAAACCTTGTCGGTAGCAAAAAAACATTATGATGATATGGCGATGATTGTACTAGAAGAAAGATTAACTGGTCCCTACATACAATTATTGGTCGACGAATTACTTCAATTAAAAATTACAAGAGACAGAGTGGACCATCCTAGAAAAGGATCTAAAGACTTAGCTGACGCAGTTTGTGGATCTATATATAATGCAATATCTAGAACAAAAGTTTCTTCAGACCAAGAAATTAAAATTCATACTTATGACTCTATAAGTTACGACAACGATTTTGCAAGAGACGAAGACACTACAGTATTAAATATGATTAGGGCTCCAAGAATGCCAAATGATTTAAAAGAAGCGATGGACAGGATGATGATAATATGAGTACGTACCAAGAAAAAGCTAAAGAATGTAAATGCTGTGGAAAGCATGTTCCGCTACCAACTGTATTAAAAGAGTATAGCGGAGCAATCTTGTGCCCCACAACGTTTGCAAATGTTATAGAATATAAAAGAATTTGGAAGTCCATAGGCTCCAGACCATCTGGGAGCGTTAGAAAACACTTTTCTGATTATGTTCAACAACTAGTCGAAACCACCATTGACAAAAACGAAGATGGTACTTTGTAAATATTTGGAGTATAATAAAGATATGACCGAAGACTTTCAGGACGATTCTGGAGAAAGATTAGAATATTACCTAAGCATTGGTGCTGTAACATTAGAAGGCATAGATGAAGAGGGAGAAATAATTTATGCAATTACAGAAGACGCAGAATTTTTAGCTCCAGAATTATGGGAATCACATGTTAATCACATAGACGAGTCTTTGTTAAAATTATATAAAGAGGGATTGATGTCCGTAGAATATAATGAAAATTTAGAAGCTGAATTTAAATTGTCACCAGAAGGACAAAAAAAAGCAAAAGAGTATGGATTGATTGAAATGTTTGATCAAGAAATACCAGATAACTAGGAGGATAAAATGCCATATAGTGTAAAACAGGGTGCGGCAGGATGTAAAGGTTATGCCGTAGTAAATGATAAAGGCGAGTTAAAGGGTTGCCATCCAGGTAAATCTGCCGCTCTTGCACAAATGAGAGCATTATACGCAGCAACTGCAGATGAGCAAAAAATGAAAGACAAGAAAAAGAAAATATATTAGGAGAAAATATGATAAACAGAATAAAAGAAACCCTATTCCCAACAGAAGTTAGAATAGTAGAAATTCAAGTACCTAAAGTAAAAAAGGCTAATAAAAAATCACCAGCCAAAAAGTCACCAGCTAAAAAGTCGCCAGCTAAAAAAAGGGTATCCAAGTCTAAGAAGGTTACAAAAAAACGTAAATAATTTGTAAGTTTATTTGCCATTTGGTATAATATATACGGGTCGCCTAACGGGGCCCGTATATTAATTTATTCGCTTGAAGGAGGAATAAAATGGTAAGCAATTTCACATTGGATCTTTTTAAAGATCCATTTTTTATCGGTTGGGATCGCCACTTTAAAGATCTCGAAAAGGTAATGCATAATTCAACTAATTATCCCCCATATAATTTGGTAAAATTAAATGAGGATGATTATATAATTGAACTTGCATTAGCTGGCTTCAAAAGGAAGATATCCAAGTAGAACAAGAAAAAAATGTTCTGACTATTAAAGGATCTACTTCTGAAGAAGACTCAAAAGATTATATCCACAAAGGAATTGGTGGCAGGTCTTTTGCAAGAACCTTTTCATTATCAGAGTATATGGAGGTATCTGGCGTATCAATGTCAGACGGGGTATTAAAGGTATTAATCGTACGCAATGTCCCAGAAGAGGCTAAGCCTAAGACATTTGATATAGTAGATGCCTTGGAGCCAAGAAAAGTTATTCTTGCTCCCTCTACCAAAAAAACAAAAAAATAGTATAATATAAATCTGCACCCCGTCACTGGGGAGTCGCAGATATGGGCATCGCTGCCCAGGATAGTCGGGGGAGACAGCGACTTTAAACAACTGAATAGACCTGAGCATGTCTGTAAAAGGCTCTTTTAATTTAAGGAGAATTGTGTTTGAATACAGAGTAAAACAAGTAACAAAAATAGTGGACGGAGATACTATTGATGTTGATATTGATTTAGGATTTAGCATATCTTATTCACAAAGACTTAGATTAGCAGGAATTGATACTCCAGAATCTAGAACAACAGATAAACTTGAAAAAACTTTAGGATTAGAATCTAAAGAGTATCTTAAATCTAAATTCAAAGAAGCTAAAAGTGTTGTTGTAAAAACAGAAAAGCCAGATAGTTCAGAAAAATATGGACGAATCCTTGGATGGGTTTACCTTGATGGAAATACAAAATCTGTAAATGAACAGATGATTGAAGACGGGTATGCCTGGGGATATATGGGTGAAACTAAAGTTAAGGACTTTGTGGCCTTAGCAGATAGAAGAAAGAAAAGCGGCAAGTAATGCCAATATACGAGTACGGTTGCACTACTTGTGATAAATCTTTAGAAGTAAATAGAAAATTTGATGAAAAAGAAATTATTCCCCCATGTCCGTTATGCGGATACGGAATGGCCAGGGTTTATGGATCAGTTGGTGTACAATTTAAAGGAAATGGTTTTTACAAAACAGATAATCCTAAGTAACTAAGATAATTTTAGTAAATATTCATGTTATAATTTCAATGTAACAAAAATTTTGTTATATTGGAGTTCCAATTGAGTAGAAAGATTAGGCTTTTACTAGCCAGCCTTGTTGTCTCAGGCTGGTTATTTTTTGTAGGTCCAACATTTGCTTGGGCTACAGATAATGGCGGACAAGAACAAGTTGTGGTAAGCCCTGATCAAATTTTATCTTCAGCGGAATCTGCAATATCTAATGCAGAAATTACTACAAACACAGTAATAGTACAAGTACAAAATATAACAAATCCATCGGAAGCTATTTCTGGAAATATTGTACAGGCTCAGGAATCTATACAAGATGCTCAAGATGCACTTGCAAACGCAGAAAGCGCAGCATCTTCTGTACAGTCTGCTACAA